TAGTCCTAAGTTTATTCCATTCTTCTGGTGTTGCGTCATCAATGCTCTTCATTGCATCTCCAAGTTTGTCTTATCAGTTCGTTGTTTATATTCTTCAGTCTGCCTAGCTTTAGCATCTATCCAAGACGATGGGATACTTTCTTCACTATACCATCTGAATTTATTTGTTTCAGCCCATTCTGCATGGGATCTTTTAGTACCGTCTTTCCTTCTCTTTGCTCCCGGCATAGGAGCAGCAGGGTTAGCAAACAAGAATACAAGCTCAGTGTTTCTAGGTAAAGCTTTTCTAAGCCATATGTATTTACTGTACTCAGCATGATCCCAGAACCTGCCCTTAGATTCAAGAAGTATTCTCTTCTTACCTACAATCTTAAAGAAGTCTGGCTCGTATGTATGCTCTGTAACATACGGTACTTTCTCTGTGTGATGTTCCCAGTATTTAAGTATGCCTTCATGCAGAACAGCCTCCCATATGGAGTCGTATTTATTTCCGTCAGGTTTAACATACTTTTTAGGTCTAGGTACTCTAGGCTTACGCGCTGCCATCTACTAGGTTCCTTCTATGTACAGCATCTCGCTGACTGCTCGCTATTAAATTAAGATCACTAAGAGTAACGGATTCAACATCAAGGTTACTGTCTTGTTGTAGCATTTTCTTTAGTTCTTTTTTGATCCATCGTGGAGTCATAGGTACACACCTGATACCTGATTTAACTGGAGCGTATATCTCTTTCTCAGGCATGAACTGCATAACATTCTTAGTGTTAACTCTTTTAGCCTCTTCATCAGATACCATGCTTCGTAACCAATCAACAAGAAGGCTCTCTGTCTTCCTGTGTATTTGTTTTAATTTATTTTTATTCACTGAATGAATAGCTCCTGTACATTTGGAGTAGAAAGAATACGTGTAAAATATTTAACACCATTAGAATATTTAAATGCACGTAGTCCTCTACCGTTATTAGCATCAGACCAACATTCATTCTTGAAGCCGCAGTAGGCACAGCCAGTAGGTAGGCGCATGTTACCTTTCTTACCCTCTGGTACGGGCTGATAACATTTTTCAGGAGGAGTATCTGAATTTAATTTATTTTTTAGACTATCTATTGTACCATTGACATTTGGTTTTGTCAAGTCCCCCGGCCTATATAATGCAAGTTCACCTGTCTCTTTGTTGATTGCTAGGAATCCTCCTTCAGTCGTGCCTTCACTTGCTTCATACCCTGCAAGCTGGTGCATATAACCAAAGGGATCATCCTGATACAGGGTACCCTCTTTGAACTTCTTGAAGCCAAAGTTAGATGCAGTCTTTATGTCTACAACCTGTCCATCTATTTTGCAGTCTATGTGACCTTTGATACCGTCAACCTCTACTTCCTTCTGCTCATCAGATACTGAGTGACCAGCTATCTTAGAAAATAAAAGTAGGAGTTCTTCTAGAAGGTGTCCGTATAGGAACTTGATATGGGTAGGTGCTTTGAGCGGAGTAGGTTTAGTTTCTTTTCTAGACTCGTACCATAGCTGCCTAGCAGGTCTTCCTATGTTACTCATACGAAGTCCCTTGGTCTGCTTCTTAGGTTCAGTCCAGTGAACTAAGGCTTGCTTCATCCTCTCGCCAAAGTCATCTATAAGATCCTGTGGAATGTCCATGTTCTCACCCTGAGACAGGCACTCAATCTTTTCATAGATGTCTTCAACAAGTGTTGATAGATTTTTAGAAGAGTTCAAGTTGTATTCCCTCAAATAAAGTATCTAGTTTAGTAATAGCAAGACTAGCATCACAAACAAACCATTCGCCTCTACGTGCGTAGTGCTTCTCAAGAGCAGCATGTGCCTGTGCTTCAGCCTCTCTCCTGTTCTCAGTGTTGTATGCTTTTACTAACTCGTAGTCCCTGTAGGGTGAGGATGTTTGGTACTGTTTCAGCCTGTCCTGTGCGTCTACAGCCATACCTACTTTACACCAGCTAGGGAAAGCAGGGTTGCGTAAGATATATACCTGACCTTCTTTTGATCTCTCATAGTTCTGTAGTGAACTGAAGGCTGCGTCTGTAAATCCTTTGTACTTCCCAGCCTTATGCAGTGGATGAGACTTTGATATATACTTACCATCCACGTACATCTGCATTTTATTTTCTTTTGCTTTTGTTTCAGGGTTGTCTTTGTAGTAAAAAGGTCTACCTGTTCGTGGATTAATGGGTTTCTGACCAGTTGTTTCCGACATTGTATTCTCCGTCTAGTGGACATTTTAGATCAAGATGTTTACCAGCAGCAACAATAGCTTCGACTCCTAACTGACCTACTCTTTCCGCATCCTTCTCAAGAACTTCTACCTGCCACTCATCGTGTACATTGGCTACAAAGTGAGCGTCAAGACCTTCGTTCTTTAAACTTCTGTTGAATAGTACCAGAGCTTGCTTCATAACAACAGCACCTGCACCCTGTAATAGAGTATTAAGTGCAGCGTGTTCGCTTCGTACATATAACTTACGACCATCTAGACCTTTGAGGTAACCTCTTTCAGACGCTGATCCAACTCTATTTTTAAGAGATTTGAATGCTGGTAGATTATCGAAGAAAGATTGTCTAAGTCTTGTACCAACTGACCGACCTCCACCAGCCACGCTTCCAAGCTTCTCATCTCCTGCTCCGTATAGTAGGGCATAGATGAATGTCTTCGCCTGAGATCTTGATTCAAGTCCCGCAAGGTTTTGATTAGCGGTGTGTATGTCTCCGTTAATGACTTCATTTGTATAGTCCTTATCGTCCATGTAGTGTGAAAGCATTCTAAGTTCCAAGCCACTAGCATCAATACCAACTAGCTTGTAGCCCTCTGGTACAGTCCATACTGCACGACACTGAGAGCCATATGGTGAGCTAGAGCTAGGCACCTGTGCCATGTTAGGATTCCTATGAGTCATCCGTCCAGTGATTGCACCGTTAGGTATTACAAACCCATGTACCCTGCCATCTTCTTCTACTGATTCATTCCAAGAGTTTATTTGAGATACTCTCTTCTGGTACATCAAGTATGCCTTTATCAACTCTGCTTCTTTGATGCCCTTGACTTCAGCAAGAGTCTTCTCATTTACTATTGGTCTACCATGAGCAGTAAACTCAGTAGGCTTCCATCCAAAGTCTTGTAGATACTCACCCACCTGTTGTCTAGAACCTAGATTAAAGTCTTGAGATCTACTTCGTATCACAGGATCGCACATTTCTGTGCGAAATTCTGCTTTCTCTAGCTTCTTTGACATAAGCTCATGCTCTGCGCGAGTCATGCGTACACCCTTACCTACACCTGCTTCGCAAAGACTAGCCATCTTACTTAATGAACCGTTTTTGGTGATCCTTGGGAACAGCTTTGTCTTTGTGACTTTTGGTTTAAATACTCTTTTGACTGCTGCTTCTGTCTTAGCAACTGTCTCGCGTAGCTCAGCAAGTAACAGATCCGCAGCCATAGAGTCGTATAAGAATCCATGTTTCTCTTGCTCCTTTAGTATGTCTGCTACCTCATGTTCAAGCTCAACACTTTCTCTGCTGAATCCTCTGGACTCTTCGCGGAGAGCATGGTAAACAAGTACGTTCACAGCGACATCTTGTATACAGTAGTCCATCATCTCAACACTGAAGCCATCAGAGAAGTCTTTGAAATCAAACTTCCTGACTCCTAGCTTGTGTCCCCATGTACCTAGACCATGACCAGCTTCACGCACTGGATCAAACAGCCTAGATAGTACAAGAGTATCCACTATCTTCTGTCCGTAACCTAAAGTTTTAAACCTAGTTAGTTCTCTAAGTACAGGAAGGTCAAAGCCTATGATGTTGTGGCCTATGAGTTCATCTGCTTCAGATAGAAGCTGGCATCCTTCATCTATCTGATCAGGCCCGTAAGTGTAAAGTTGTTTACTTTCTATGTCCTTGGCAACTAAGCACCATATCTTTGTTGCTTTGAGATCATCTGTCTCAATGTCGAATACAAGTTTCATTAATCAAACTCCAGTGCCAGTTCCTTATCTTCATCATTGGAGTTGCTTATGTCATCTCCATCTACTTCAGATAGTCTACCTGTTTCATTGTCAAATACAAGGTGAGTAGCTAGTCCCACATCTCCAGTGTATCTTGATTTAAGTATGCGTACTCTAGTAGTTGATGCTTCCAAAGGATCATCTGATTGTTGATTGCGTTCTAGTGATATAACACAGTCAGATAACTGAGCTATAGACTGACTGCCTCTGAGATGGCTCAGACCTGTCTCTATGCCGTTCTCATGGCCTTTGTTACCATCTACCCTACGGAGGTGTGAAACCAGTATAATACCCGCTCCTGTCTCCTCTACGAGCGTTCTTATGCGGTGCATGATTGCATCTATGCCTCGCCTTTCATCGCCTTCTATAGTAGTAGACACCATCATGTGAAGGTGATCAATGACAACCCACTTGCATCCACAACCTACGATCATAAACCTTAGCTTGCTAAAGATAGAGTCAATGTCGTTTGCTCCAAAGTGAGCGTGAATCCAGACACGATTGTTGTTGTCACCGTCGTACATTACATCAAAGAATGTATCTAGTTCTTCTTCTGTGTACTGATCACGTATCCTGTCGATGTGCAACTTAGCATTAGCTTCAATGGAGAGGATACCATCAACTGTTCTATTGAATGTTTCCTCTAGCGCAATGATGCCTACATTATCACTTGTTGTTTTAACTAGCCAGTGTTCTAGTTCTCTTGTAACACTAGACTTACCTAAGCCTGTGCCTCCAGTGAGAGTGACCAGTTCACCTTGTCGTAGTCCTTCTAGTTTATCGTTGAGTCCCTGCCAAGGATAAGGGTATGACTGCTTCCTTTCTCTGTTCTTATACTTCTCTTTGTTCTCAGAAACACTGAGTACTCCAGATGGTGTATAAGTTTTAGATGCCCACCAAGCTGCAACGTATCCTCTGTGATCATGCTTATGCAGCATGTCATTAGCATCCTTGAAACCTTCAGGAAGGGACATGATCTTAGCTTTGCTTGGCTTGAGCAATCTAGCTACACGCCTAGCAGACTCTCTACCTACCTTGTCTTCATCAAAGTTAATGATCACTGTGTCAAAGCTTTCTAGGTACTCTAGCGAGGCTTTAACATCACGCTCTGCACCTTGCGCTCCTGACCTGACACTTAGTACAGGCCACTTAGATCCTAGTAGTTCGTATGCAGCCATAGCGTCACACTCACCTTCAACTAGAGTGACATACTTGCCACCTGCTTGGAACATTTGCTCACCAAACAAACCAGCAGAACCAATAGCTCCTTTTGAAAAGAAGTTTTGTTTCCCTGTGCTGCCTAGTACACGTTCCTTGTAGGCTACGATCTCCTTGTCCTTGTAGTAAGGATATAGGTGTTTGGTTATGTTGCCACCAGAGTCTAGGATACAACGGACACCATACTTCTTAGCTGTTTCCTCTGATATTCCACGATCTCTGAGTGGTACATACTCACCCTCTTCAGCGAAGGTGATGGGTTCTTTTTCTATTAAGTTAATTTCAAGATCTCCTGTAGGTGATTCACCTAACAATGCGTTGTACTTTCTACTGCTGAACCTTTCCCCGCATGAGAAGCAGACTGCACTACCATCTTCATTGATAGATAGTGCGTCGCTTGATCCACAGTCAGGGCAGGGCTGATGGAGTTTGACGAAACTCAATTAGCTTACTCCTATAGTTTAAATTTCATGTGAGTCTGATTGAACAGGTTCCTCTGCCGCCTCCTCTTCGACTAGCATATCTTCTGTCAGTTGTTGAAGTACGGTTCCGTTAAAACCTTTAGCAGCCATTTCTAATTTAGCCAAGGTCTTTCTAACTTCCTGTGCTTCTTTATCTATTTGTAGAATTAAAACAAAAGCATACTTACCTTCGTCTGTAAACCTATCTACAGCATAGGTTCCATCTTCAGAAGTGTATGTCCATCCTTGTTGATCACTCATCGTGCCTCCTTTAAAATGCCAAGCTTTCTACGCTTGTTGGATATGTCTGTGCTGATTCACCACGCTCA